TTATGAAGTAGCTAGCTTGAAGCCTACGTCTGTAGCCTGTGAACCAGATACGTCAATTGTGTTAGAACCAACACTTGAACCAAGACCAACAATAGCCTGGGTAAGTGTAGTTGCTGTGTAAGCACCCACTGGATAAACAGCTAGGCTGATTTGTCCAGAAGTTGCGTCTTCAACTTGGTAAACTGCAACTGTAGCAGTCTGTTGAATTTCACGAAGGATAGCTTCGACGCCTTCACCTGCGTCTAGTTCGTTCTGGAGGTCAATTGCTTGGTTTGAACCATTTTCAACTACTAGAGCGAAAAAGTCAAGAGCTGGACCTGCTGAGTTTACAAGAGCGTCTGCTGATAGAGCGCCAGTTGGATGACCGTTACCAGTATCCATATGCATAACTTGTTGTGCATCACCGTTTGAGCGAGTAAAACTTGCCATTTTAATATCTCCTAATATAGTAGGACTTGTTGTCCTTACTTTTATTTATACCAAAATGCAAATATCGGGTGGTACCTAGAGACTTTTTTGTAGGCGTTGTAGTAGCATGTAAAGATCACTTTGCATGCCGCCTTTTTCGCGCATTATATACATTAGACGTTGTACAACTTCAGATTTTTGATTTTTGGTTAATCTATCCCAATAGGAGATTTGTCTGCGTAAGATATAAAGGTATGCAGGTATGTTGGTAAACTCTCGTTGGAGCATCAACATCATGTAACTCCAATCATTGTTATCAAAGTCGCCACGCCTTAGGGCAAGTAGATTACGTCTTAATCTTAGCTCAGGTAAAACAAATGTTTTATCATCCGCAAAAAGGTATCCGTACTTTTCAGGATTAAGTATTAAGGTAATAAGGTTATAAAGATCAAGCTGGCTGGTACGGAACCCATCAAAGCCACTGGCCTCCATCATTTTTTTTGCATATCTCATTGCTGTGCCACGATCTTCATTGGCAAAAATTTGTAACGCTAGCAAGTGTTCAAACAATCTTGCAGCAATCGCATCCATGCTACGTCCAGAAACATATTCGAGTTTCCTAAACAATCTACTTTCATTGAGTTCGCGTATGAATTCCATTACAGTTCCGGATTGTTCTTGGCAAAGTTTGCTTGACTGAATCTCATCCTATCTACAAACTTTAACATTAGGCCACTTGGGAGGCGGATCACGTATCCTTCGTGCCCTGGTTCATTGTCAATGCTGGCCGAAATTTCATGTGCATTTTGATCCAGTTGTCGCACAATACCATTTTTAATACTGCTGATCAACAAGAAACTTTGTACCAATGCGCTAACACCTGCAGAGTTTGCTTGCATCCATTCTAGTATACGAGGTGCTTGTGTTGGCATTTTTTCATTTATCCAAGGCACAAAGTCTTTGAGTAGGTTATTAAAGTTGCCAGTACGAACCTTGCTGTTGATATACTGCTTGAACAGTTTAGGGAAACCGGTGATTCGTCTGTCACGCAACTCACTAGGGTTGAACAAACGATCGATTTGTGAACTGTCCACAGCTTTGAGCTTGGACAGCATGCCACTGTCAAGATTAAGCCCTGGTACACTGTCTTTGATATTTTGATTTGCAACAAACAATTCTGGAACATTTGTCGAAAATGCTCCTTCGATTGGCTCAACATCAGCACCAGGTTCTGCTACTCTACTATGAATAACAATGCCAAACTTGGCTTTTTGTATTTGTTTACCAGTATTGCTATTAGCATCTATACTGTATTTCACAGTGTTAGGTTCGAACTCAACTTTTCCATCCTTTACTACATAAGGTTTTTGAGGATGGAACAATAGGTCAGCTTGTAAATACCCTTTAAGATTTTTTGGTGTTGCTTTTTCTAGTACAGGCCAAAGTTGTGCATATAACCCTGCTAGTTCTTCTCTACCGCCGCCTTTGCGTTGTGCCAGAACGTCTGCCATTTGCTTGGGACTGGTTGCAAGTCCAACACCACCTGCTTTTAAGAATCCGCCTTTGTCAGTAAGCACAAACTCGCCATTGGGTTTGCGTCCAAAAATGATTGCTGGCTTGCCGTCCCACTTTACTGTTGCATTGGTCGGCTTTTGTGATGCAAGTTCGAGTCCTTGAATAGCAGTGTCAATACCACGACTGCCCTGCTCAAACACTAGGTCTTCCGGATGCTCTATGCGCACACCTTCCTCCAGGATCTCTGATTCAACAATTACTTGATAGCCTTGATTTACAACTCTATCTCTCAGTCTAGCTAACCAGTGTACACTATTTTCATCCTCTGTGTCAACCGTTTCTTCAAGAGTGATTCCTTGTTTTGCAGCATAGTCACGGAAGTCTGCTATTTTTTGTTCACGTTTAGGATCATTGGCAAGTGCCTTCATGATTTTTTCAACACTGCCCAATGGTGTTCTATCTGCGGCACCCGGTATAAACAACTTAGCAACTTCATCTGGATCGTCGGTGACCAGTTCATTGGTAGCTCTGTTTACCAATCCAACGTTTTGATTGATCTTGTAGCCCATGCTTTTAGCAATGCTTGCTAACAGTATAGCTCGTGTCACACCTTTGAAGTTGCTGTCGTCATCCTGTGTCAGGTACCATTTCTGAAAGTCAGGCTTTTGTAAAAACATAAAGTCTGTTTGCACATAACCATTTTCTGGGCGTCCGGCAATAGGTGTTTTAAGATGTATATTGATGCCAGTTGCAGACACCCAGTCTTTAGGCTCAAGTCCATGACTGGTTGCCCACTGTTCCAGTTTTGCTCTAAACTGACCTTTGTCTACTTTGTTTGCATCTACTGCTAGATCCAAATCACCTGACGTAGGTGTCTTGCCCGTACTGCCTAGCATGTTGTTTAGTAATGCAAGTCCAGTTAGTTGTTCTAACCAAGCCACTGTAGGCTTTACATCTGTTTGATTGATGCGAATTGTTGCAGGCTTGCCCTCAGCGTCTTTGAATTCATTACCGCCTTCGAAGAGATTCATATTATCCCTCCAATGCACGGTAAACGTCGGTGAGTTCCTTGCTTACATCAGCGGGGAAAGGAGTTCCGTTTGGTGAAGTCCATGCACTTCCATCCCACATTGCAAAGTCTTTTAATTTATATCCTGTTGGAATATAACCACGGCGTGATTTTTTCTGATCTGTGCGTCTGCTGGAACTTGAACTACTGCTTGACGCTTGTCCTCGCCTTGCACCAATAATAGTTTGTAATAAAGGTTTGAATAATTTTACTATGGTAGGTGCATCATCTTTAGCAGCTATCATTTGCTTTGCAATAGCATTTATACGTTGTGTGCTGTTGGTGTCTGTGACTGGATTGTTGCGCAACAAATTAACTTTGATAAAGTCCTGTAATTGTTTTGTGTATTCACCTTGACTTACAAATCCCTGCTGTTGTAAGATCTCTTGTGCTCTAGTATCAAAGGGTTGTCCACTGGAGTCTACCCATTGTTTGCCATCATAGGTAGCAGGACCTTTGGTGGTAGTAATCTTTGTGCCTCTTCTGGGCTTTACCCCACTGCTTGCATTGGCTTGTTTGATGCCATTTACTTTGTCTAACCATTGTTGAGCAGCAATTTTACCAAGTTTTTCGGCATTCTTTTCAACATCTTGTGCAGACTTGGATGCCTGTCTCTGAGCAATTTCAGCGTCAGTTCTTAAAAAATCTAAAGGTGCTTCAGTTATAAATTCACTTGCTTTCATCTGCTCTCCTGACTGATCTTGAGAATTTTTTAGGATCACGCAATCGAATACTGTTTAATAGTTTACGTTGTAGGTCCTCTGCTACCAATGGCTCATACAATTCGTCAATCTGTTCCATCAACCTTACAGCACTTGCAATTACATTACTTGCTCTGCTCTCAACAACATAACGTCTTTCATTAAGTTTACTGTATTTGTCGTTGTATAAGGTATCTAGTTCCTCTAGGATACTACGAGTCTTCTTTTGCATCGGTTTAATCTCTTTATCATATTTATGGCCAACGGTGAACAAAATTATACTTTGTTGTTACCCAATAGTAAATACCAAAAGGCAAATATAGGCACACATTATGGCAAACGAAATAGAACAAATACAGAGTTTATTAGAAGAATTTAGGCGACCAGTACCAAACGGTGAAGAATACCAACTCAGACTTGCTGAAGAATTTGAAATCATACTACAGCAACGTTTTACAGATTACTTTTTAAAGATACGCAAAATATTGGACCTCAATGATGACATACCACACATGACCCGCGGTAGTGCGGGCAGCAGTTTGGTGTGCTATCTCATGGGTATAACGGATGTAGATCCAATAGAGTGGAATATTCCACTGGCACGTTTCTTAAATCCACACAGGGACGACTTGCCCGACGTGGACATTGACGTACCGCATCACAAACAAGAACTGGCAATGCAACGGGTGTTTGACACTTGGCCCAACCAAAGTGCTCGTATATCAAACTATGTGCTGTACAGGGAACGTAGTGCAAAAAGAGAAGCAGCAAAACGGTTAGGTGCAAAAGGACGCTTGCCCAGGGACATTGACTATGAAAAACTAGGAGTGGATGTCAAAGAAGCAACTCGCATAGAACGCAAACTGTTAGGCAAGAAACGTTGCATCAGCAAACACTGCGGCGGTGTATTAGTGTTTGACAGGGCACTGCCCAAAAGTCTATTCCGTGATGATAACCTCATACTGTTAGACAAAAATGAAGTAGAGGACTTGGAACACCTGAAAGTGGACATCTTGGCCAACAGAGGACTCAGCCAACTGTTGGAAATAGATCCCGATACCCCACTGCATGAATATCCTAAACAGGATGATGCCACAGCAGACTTGCTGTGCCGCGGTGATGTGCTGGGTGTTACACAAGGTGAAAGTCCTACAATGAAAAGATTGTTCCGTGCCCTGCAACCCACAGGCATAGAGGACTGCGTGTTTGCCAGTGCATTGGTGCGTCCTGTTGCAATGGAAGGCAGACGCAAGGCAAGTTGGTTCCGCGATTGGACGGAAGAAGGCATCAAGAAAAACGCTATTGTGTATGAGGACGATGCTATAGACAAAATTATGAAACTGATTGGCATAAGCCCATACGAAGCGGACATGTATCGCAGGGCATTTGCCAAAAAGAATGAAGAAAAGATGATGGAGTTCATGGGCAGGTTGGGCGATCATCCTGACAAGTATGACATCTATGATCAAATGCAAACACTATCAGGCTTCGGATTATGCAGGGCACACGCTGTAAACCTGGGCAGACTCATATGGGCACTGGCATATCACAAGGTACACAACCCTAAACAGTTCTGGCGTGCCTGTTTGATGCACTGCCAAGGCAGTTATGCACGTTGGGTGTATCGCAACGAAGCAAAACGTGCTGGCTGGGACTTGCGTGACCTAGGCTTTGACAACTGGGTAACTGAAGATCCTGTGCAGAGTTTCTTGGACAAGGGTGCATGGAACAGCCCAGGCTTTTTACCTGGCATGGGCTTGCAAAAATTATACTTGGATAAGTTTCAGTTTGCTGGCATAGTTGCAAACAGCAGGGTGTTCAAGTGCGATGCTAAAAGTTACATACATTTTATCACACTGGGTGTAGGTGAAGGCAAGTATGTGGACATAGTTGTGGACAAGCCTGTGAAGTATTCAAATGGCAGTGTGGTAATCGGCGAAGGTAAACTGCATCACAAGGACAACAGCGAATACTTAAAGGTAAAACGCAAAAGTGTAAAAGTTATGCCGATTACCGACTACGTTACTTGTTAGCCTTGAGTCCTGCTAGCATCTGCTTGAGCTTGGTGCTTTCAACATCTGCACGGATCTTGCCTGGTTCATCTTCAACTGCGGCACTGTCCTCTTCGCCAGTCATAGTGCTTTTGCTCTTGATGCTTTCATAGATACTACTGCTACGCTTCTTGAACTCTTGGTAATCTTGATCTTCACCTAAGTCACGGATACGCAGACTTTCCATGTCAAACTCCAAGTCTACCTTTTGCCCCACACCACTACTTGAACGTGTCTTCATTGCTTGTATCTGATATCGCCCACGCTCACGCATTGCTCTACTTGTAAAGATACCAAATACGTTGTCAGCAGTGTTGATCTTACTGATACCACCTGCAATATGGCTGTGATCAAACTCAATCTCTTCCACAGCCGATCTGTTCAACTGCGATGCTGTTACAAACAGTATGTTCATTTCCCTAGCCAAGTTGCGTAGTTCTTCTGAAACATACTTGTCTTTTACAAACTGATCATTTGGGCTTACCTTTGCACTCACCGGCATCAACAAGTCCAAGTAGTCAACACACATAAAGTCAATACCGCGTCCAGTTTTAATTTGTAACTCTTTGCAGAATGCACGAACATCATTCACGTTGCTCTGTGCTGGCATGTATTTGATCTGCAGGTTACCCGCTTTCTTCTTCATCATCTTGACTTTCATTTCCACAGTGTCAAGATCCTTAAACAGTTGCTTTGCGGCTGTGTTAGTCAGCATACTGTCAATACGCATAGCAGTCAAGCCTTCACTAAGTTCTAGCGTAATGTACGCACCGTTAAGTCCTGCTTCCAACCAGTTTACAGCCAAGTTCTGCATAAACAAACTCTTACCCGAACCTGATCCACCTGCAAAGATCTGTAATTCGCCTCTGTTGAATCCTCCATACAGCAGTTTGTCCAGTGCAGGCCAACCTGTTGAATTCTGTCCGTTGTTGTCTTTGAGTGCCGCAAGTCTGCCACGTGGATCCTCAAAATAGTCTGTACCTAAGTCCTTTGTTAAACTAATCTGTACAGCATCCTTGATCAGTTTTTCTACAGGATCATATGTGCCTTTCTCCAGCAAGTCAGCACTCTTGAGGATAGCACGTTCTAGTTCTTTGCGTCGAGTAAATCCTTCGAACTCCTGCAAACACCAGTCTAGGTGTCCTTCATTGAGCTCTGGTATTTCTTGCAGTGTAACACCTGTAACTGCTTTTATCTGTGCCCTGTCTGGTAGCGTTTTGTGTTCGTTGCTGTGTTCATAGATGAACTGTGCAGTTTCTCTCAAGTGCCTGTCAAAGTTTTCACTGTTGAATATGTTCTGCACACGCAGGAAGCTCTGTGCATCCTGCATCATGATTTCTAAGAATAGTTGTTGTACTTCAGGTGAGTAATCTTTCATTTAACTTTTGCTTTTAGTTTTTTGCGAGCCATTTCAATTTTTATCTTGCCGCTTACACGGCTTTCCATTATCATCAGCAGTGTAGTTATCTCTCCGTAACGACAAACAGCATCATTGACGTCTTTTATGTCCGCTGGCCAGTCAGGTATACTTACACTATAGTTGTATTCCAGTGCGCTGTCAATTAATTTGAGTCCAGCCTCATCCTGGTCGGGCACCACAACAATTTCTTTTTCTAAACTGCGTATAAGTCTGCTTTGTGCTTCATTGATGTTGTTGTGCAGTACGGCCAAGCCGTTGATACACAGTGCGTCAATCACACCCTCAACCACAATAGCATATTGCCAATCAGGCTGTTGCAGGTCTGTACCAAACACATAGCCTGGTTGTATATCTTGGATGTATTTGGGTATCCTGCCATCAATGTATCGGGTAGCATGCCCTACTATGGTGTTGTTGTGTGTAAAGGGTATTATAAATCCAACACGAGCACTGTGTTCCACGTCCTGTGTTAGATACGGATAGTCTTGGGGCAAACACCTATCCTCAACGTAGTTCCACAGCACTGTGTCTTTTTCAATCTTGTATGCGCGGCTGGGCAGTTCACGCTCTTCAAACTCAATGTTCATCAAACGTTGTTGGATCTGTTGGCGCTCCAGTGCAAGTCCCTCGATGCTACGATGACGCAGACTTTCAAGATTGATGCGTTCTATTTCTTCTTGTGGTACGTTGAACCATCCCAGTAAACGTTTGGCTTTGAAACTGAGATTGCGTCCCAACATAAAACTTGCAGTGAATCCACAGTTAAAGCAGTGGTAGCTCCACGAGTCTTCGTTGAACTTGATTCCGCCACGTCCACGCTTGTCCTGACTTTCGCCATTGTGTACGCAACAGGGTGCATTGAAACTTATCCATCCGCCGGATGTCTGTTTGCGTTTTGCTGGCAAGTAAGTTAGAAGATCAATCATTCTATAAGTTTAACACGGTCTATGTATTCAATCAACCTTTGTGCTATTTTTTGATGGCCATTTTCGTTTGGGTGTCGTTTTGGACAAAAATCGTCTGCACTTAAACATTCGTGTAAGTTAAATCCGCAATTATTTTTTACATTGCTTCCTAGATTTTTTAGCATACCGTGCATGTTTGTCATCATATTTACAGTTGGCACGTTAAAACTGTTAAAGTAACCAATGGTTTGATCAAGGTTAAACCTATCATACTCCTCATGAGAAGAATTATTGACCCACAACCTATGCATTTCGTGCCATTGAGTATTCTGATTGTCGTCAAAAGGTAACCAAGTATTATGATAGAACATGTTCCAAGGAGGATCTGGTCGTTCAGGATAGTAGTTACTGTATTCGTCGATAGGATTGGCTCGATCAGCAACAAAAAAACTGTATCTTGATGGATTGGTGTATCCAACCATAAAAAGACATTCACTAAGATCTATGTTTTCTTTTATCCACCATGCAGCATACCGCATTGCTTCAAGGCTTGCGCCTGGAAATGCGGTATTGATAAATTCCATATTATAATGCTTTGCAATGATCCCTGCATAACAATGACTATTTCTGTAGTCTTCATTTGAGGAATCACAACAATGCGTATTTAATGGTAGGGTTGGATCCAGTAATTCGTCCCCATAGGTAAAACTGCATCCAAACGCAACAAGTTTTTTTAACATCTAGCGATATTTAATGCTGGTTATACTTCCGAGGTTAACTTTCACATTCGGAGCCTGCACATAGCCACTTCCGCCTGCTGTAAGCGTAAGTCCTGTGACACTGTTAGAACTAATTGTACCAGTTGCTGTTGCACCAGTACCTAGTCCTTCGATGTCCACATTTGCAGCACCAGTGGTTAAAAAATCAGTGCCGCCAGCCGCTACGCTCACAGTGCTCACAGCACCGCCGCTTATGGTTGCTGTTGCCGTTGCACCCTTTCCGTATTGATTAATTTCAAAGCGAAGATAGTTGTGATTACCACTAATGTTAAGATAAGCACGGGCTGTTTGATTTGTGTACACCGTTTGTGTGCCAACATCATACCATGGTCCTAGTTGTGTGTCACTGCCTTGTGCTTTTACGTTGCCGGTGAAGTTGTCAAAGTCTAATTGGAATGTGGTCAGGTCCTGACCAGCGGTGTACGCTTCACTAGTATGTATCCTGTTCTTACTGTCAAGATCCTGCGGTAGATGGCTAGGTACCGTTAGATCCTTGCTTGCAACAAAATCTGGATAAACACTGTCTAGTACATCCGCAGTGCCACGTCCGCCCGCATAGTCATCTACATAAACAGTTTCCCACAAATCTCCACTACCGCGTTCAACGCTGTAGTTTGCAGTTTGAGGATCCACTGTGTCGAGATCTTCTTCTGTGAGTGTGACTTTAGCCCTACCGTATGTAGAGTTTAAATGCACTAGATCTTTGCTTACAAGTTCTGTTTCACCGTCCTGACTGATAAGCCTAAAGGTTAATGTGCTACCTGAAATATTTACAGGCTTCTGGTCTTGATTGATAAATTCAAATAGTATGACATTATCAACACCACGATTGATTTTAAGGTTTTTTGCGTACACTGGTTGCCATCTCCGATCAAAGTATGCTCCACTGGTATTGATTAACAGTACCTGCTGTTTTTGTTGATATAAATAGGCAGTGGTAGAATACATTTATAAAACTCCGTTATAACACTATTTATGGGACCAGAAGTATTTGAAAAATTAGCAGAACGTTATCCTTTTATAACCTTCTGCACCTATGCTAGCAACGAGTATGTTGGAGTAGTGCAGAATCAGGATGACATTGTAACCACCATCTACGACTTTGGTGCAATACAGAGTCAGGAACTCAAAGAACTGTTCCTAGATCTAGCAAACACTTGGTGGTGGGAAAGCAACAGAAGCATACCAATCAACATATTTCTAAAAAAAGAATGGGATCCATTCAAGCCATATCTAAAAACTTTTATCAATAAAGATTTAGAAATACTCCATGGGCCCTGCACAAGCCTTGCTGAACTTAGCAGAAAAAAGACCAAGCGGAAAAGTATCACTCTTGTACGGAGGGTGGATTAGCAATCTGCCACTTTAAGAACTCCAGATTCTGATGATCCCATTTTAGTGCAAATATTGTAAAGTCTTGTTCGGTCATTGCCACACAATGGTACTTGTCAAGTTGTGTATACACAATAGGAAGCCTATCCAGTTTGTCTGTGATACTACGCCAAGCATAACCTCTGGTCATACTGTTACTACCGCCAATGAACGGCCAGGCTACATATTGCATTGTGCTTGTTCTAGTAGATTTATATGCAATGCGATAAGTTTTGCGTAGCCAAGACTATGAGATTTTTTGAACACAAATCCTCTACTGTCGTTGCCATCCCACACACTAGCAAACACAGTCTCCCACGGCTGACGCTGTAGATGTGCCTTGCCTGGGCGTATGATAGCAATAAAAGCCGCCATCCTGGGTATGCTATCAGGCCGCATTGCACACACCAAATCATGATAGTTGCTGATGTGTACTACTTGTTCGCAGAATGCTTGGTCCAACAGTAACTTCCAGTCAGGCTCCTTGGCTAACATAGCATCATAATGAGCTTGGTCACGCACTAGTGTGTACACGCTTTGATTCAGGAAGTCAATTTTAAAGTATCCACGTTGTTCTGCCTCACGATAGTCAAGACTGGCACAACCTTGTATTGGGTCAACTGGCACCGGTGTAACATATACACCTGAGTTATGTTTGCGTACTTCGCCGTTGTTTTCCTGTCGTGCTGGTATGTGTTTGATTAACTCCAGCACGTTGTTTCTATCCGCAAAATCTATGTCAACATCTGCACTCATTGATCTTCTCGACTATTTTTTCAAAATTTTCAAAAAATTCGTTTAATATTTTATCTGAATTTAACATGTTTCTTAAATTGTGGTCTGCAATTTCTTTCAATTGATTTTTGTGTTCTTGCCAATCGAATGTGTTTAGTTTTTGTAACACCTGTGTAATTTTATTAATGCGTTTAACAGAGTCTGTTTCTTCATCATAGCTTTCATCCCACAATGTATTATACGTTCGAAAGCCTAGGTCCTGCAAGTTTTTTAAAAACAAAGGAGTTGATACTATTATAAAAGGCATGCCGGTAATCAAAGATTTTACAGTTTTTTCAGTGATAAAAAAACTATCCTGCCAATCTATATCTGTCTCTACAACTAAATTTAAATATGCGCTATTGTACATGTCAATTGGCAACGTTTGGCTAACATTGTGATAGTATTCAGGAATTAATGCTGTATAAGGATCAAACTCGCCTTTAACAAAATTTACCACATCCAAATGATCATTGGGTATACCTAAATTTTCTCCACTGTATCTCAAAATGTAATTTTTGTATTCAATATTTCTGGAGATAGCGTCTATTACTTTGTCTCGCTCGTGTCTGACATTTCCAATGGTGCTACAGAAAACATAATCTTTTGGATATTTAAAATCATAGTTTTTGTCAAGATAAAAACAAAAGCGATGCGGACTCATGTAGGTGTCAAGCATCTCGACGAGGAAAAAACAATAATACATAATATCGTAGTTTTTAATGCCGATGTTGTGTTTATCTTTATCCCATGTTCCGCCAGTGAGTATGATATAGTGTTTGTTTTGATTGTATCTGCGAAAGTATTTGTCAGAGTGGATACTTTCGGTTAGATTATTAATTACAATTACACTCTGATCGCAACTATTGATTGACTCAACATCCTGATAATGATACGAGGGCAACTGCAAAAAATAATGTAAATCAGGTGAGCAAGTTTTATTGTGATAAAACATCTGATTTGTTTTCCAGATTTCATATTGATTTAAGATATTTTGAAAATATTCTTTAATCGGAGTCATCACCAGCCTGCCTGGCGCAGAATTTCTTCTGCGTATGCTTGATCAGCGGGATAGTCCCGAAACTTCTTCTGCCAGAAGTCTGAATCAATCCAGGGCCACACTATTTGTATCTGCTCTGTGTTCATGTTGTTAAGGAACTGTTGTCCACTGGCACAGTTGTAAATGATCCAAGGACTTATCTTGCCTGTGCTTATAGCGTATGTCACTGTGTTGCTGTTTCCATAGCGTAGCACATCATGTGGCTCGCAACCCTTTTCCTCACCCCAGCATATAGAGTAGTTTATAGCACGTTGTAGTGCGTCTGTGAGTGCTTCTGTGCGCAGATACTGTTGCAAGTATTCATCATACATGCTGTCCTTAGCCCAGTGATCCAGTTTCTTATTGTTCTTAAGCAACCAATCAATGTAGCGTTCCACGTTGATTGCGTTGATGTTTACACACTGTCTGCCAAACTTCACAAACGCATTATAATAAGGGCTCTTGGCAAAGTCGTCATAGGTCTTGAACTTGGCACTGCCTTGTGTCATTTCATAGAAACGCAGATAGGCGTTCAGACCAATCTGAACACCTTTTTCGTTTTGCTGTTGATGTCTACGTTTAGGTTCGCAAAGATGTACTGCTAGTGTACTTTCTTTCTTGAAACCTTTCTCACAGTACTTGCAAACATGACTACTTGTCGTTTCCAAGATCCTTCATCATCTCCCGTAGTTCTGCCTTGGTAATTATCTTGCTGAGTGCGTCAATGTCACTCATTTTAGCCGATGGCATGAGTTCCATCAGTGTCTTTTTAACTTCGTTATTGCCTTTGTCTTTCTTCTTAGGTGCAATCCATTGGTGTCTGTGTGAGCCCATGCCAGGACTTATAGTAGTTGCTAACAACCATTGTAGTTTAGGATGTTTGCTCAAGTCAAAGAAGTGTTTGTTCAGTCTTTCGTTGCAGGCAACCAAATAGTATTCTTGCAGTTCACTAGGTCCTTGCACCGCACTGCCCCAACGTATCATGAGAAAGTTGCTGAACTTCTTGCGCTCTTCATCCGTGAGGCTGTCGTAAAAGTCTCTGCTTTTACGATCCAGTTGTGCCATTTCATTTTGTATGCTGAGTTTTTCCACTAGAATGCCTTGTTGTAGTCTACTACTTCGCAGTTACGGCTGATGTCTTTTACAAAGTAAGCACACTTAGGACTATCGCCATCCTCAAAAGGCACTGCTAGCATTTGTCCATTCTTGAGTTTTGGCGCATACCAACTTACGTCTTGATAAACATCAATGATTTCAATGTCGTGATAAGTTGGACTAAAGCTACTACGTGGATTGTATTCAAAAATTTTAAAACCTCTATCATTGATACTGGTCAACGGTAGCATCTCAAGATCACCAACATCGGGCTCGCCAATAAGTACTTGCCAGTCTATGGGCATTTTTATTTGGTTGCGTCCTATTCGTAATACTAGTGCCGGTGAGTTAAAACTTTCTAAAAATATTAGTGGAATAAACATATAATCAGGATCACCAGGATCACTGTTGTCAAAGATAGCAAACCTCATGTCGTCAATTTCTTCAGGCAACTGATCTAAATCAAATGTTGTATTTTCTAGTGTAAGTATTCTCATAATTTTATAATTGTTCCTTAGCAATAGTATAAGGTATTTCGATGGTTTCATCGAGTATTCCGGTTATATTTGATGTCCATTTATTAGCAAAACCAGCATTTGTAGCTAAATGCATTCTATCAGGATGCCATAACACTACATCACCTGCCAACCAACTTTTAATTACGCTATTACCTGCCTGTATAAAATGGCCCGGAGACCAATCAGAAATAAAAACTATAAATCTTACAATAAATTGTTGATTATCAGGATATTGCCTTTTAAAGTACCAAAAATGGTCCTTGTGCCATGGCATTGTGGTACCAGGCGGTTGCAAGGTAGGACGATTAATTCCATTTTGCAATGGTAAGTTGGTTACAATATCTGGCTCCCACTGCATACGAATTTGTTGTTTTTGTGCTGTGGTTTCCCAACTGCGAGTATTTTCTTTAGTGTATCCCCAATCTCTACCCATTTGGATTGCATTATTGTACTGGTCGCCGATGCCATCCCAACTGTCTACAACACTTACCAGGTCTGTCCAGTAATTTGGATTGCTCTGTACAGCATCTTCGCATTCATGTTGTATAGCCTGCCAATCTGCGGCAATATTTCCAAACCAAATAAAGTCTTTGCTACTTAAGATTTCTAGCAATCTCGTCCGTGATACAAACACGAATATAATCTCCTCTTAAAAATTCTTTCCTTAGACTTTCAGGACCAAGTGCAAGTGTCATTGTGTTTGTGCTGATCAATCCTAGCTCTTTACACACACTGTCAGCAATTGGTTTTATTGTTTCTACCACGGTGTCATGTGAAAACTTTTGCATTAATTGCATACTCATATAACACCCAAATCTGTCAAAAATATCTGCACCTAATATTCCTGCGGTTACACCATCATCTACCTCAGTACGTGTGAACCGAATTCCTAAACGCAGTTGATCAGGTGCCAGACATTTGCTTAAACTTAGTGCAAAGTCTTGTATGCACTCGTAACTTAAATCGTATTGCACACCTTGACTGTTACCAAAATATGCACCATCAATCATAACAGGTACACCAAGTTGGTCAGCCAGTGAAAGAACGTTGTGTGGATATGTACTGCCATTACCGCTGTAAGGCAAACTAATAATCAGTAGGTCATTGCTTTGTAATGGCTCTTCTTCAAGGTACACAAAGTCTCTATTCCAGCTTTTACTGAGAATTTTAGTAATGATAAAATCACTGCGACTGGATCTCACACGTCTGTTAGGATAACGTGCTATAAATTCACCAAATGCATCTGTTGTGCCTGGAATAAACCCACTGTAGGGTAAACACTCCAAACCTTGTACAGTATTGTAAGTGCTATCTAGTATCCAATCTCTCCAGGCTTGATCATGTTGTTGATTGGTGACACTAGCAAGGTCATCTAGTTTCAATTTTGACAGCAGTTTATCCGCGTATCTAATGAATTCAGGTATCTGTAGTGGGGTATGTCCTATGTCCATTAAGTTTTCCACTCCATGCGTTCTTGAGTAAATGGATAGTTTGCGTCTTTGTAGAACTGTTTGCGTTTGGTAAGGTGGCGTTTTGCGAACTTGCAGGTGCTGGTTACGTCCCAGATTTGGACATAGTCTTTGTCTTCTGCTTTTCGAATGCCGCGCCCAATACTTTGGATTACACGAACAAAACTTTTGCCAGGCTCAATGAGAACAAGATTGAATATGCGAGGAATATTAATCCCAACAGCCGCAACTCCGTAGGTCGCAACAATGATCTTGCCTTCCGATATTTGTACTTCATCATAGTGGTCTTGACGCTCGCCGGCTTTGGTTGCACCGGATATGAACACACTGTTGGGCAGACGTTTTACCAACTCCTTACCGGCATTTACCCGGTCGACCAGTATCAGTGTGTTACCTGTGTTATTAACCTCATCAATGAGGCTAGCAATCGCGTCTAGTCTGCCTTCTTCTTCTAACAAGTATTTAAGTTCGCTTTGATAGTTATTATGTTCCACGTGATCGACCAGTTGCACAACGTTCACATGACACTGTGCTAGCACACCCTTGTCTTGTAGTTCGCTGGCACTGAGTTGGTTGATCACAGGCCCAAGACTAACATGCAGGCTTTGAAATTCAAACTGCTCTTTGGGTATTGTACCTGTTAATCCCCAACGGATTGGGACGTGGCTCATCACGCCGGTAAGTAGCGTCTTTAGAGCATCTGCTTTGGCCATGTGTACTTCGTCGACGATGACAGCGACTACATCCTCAAGGAACTCACCAATGGGTATCTCAGCGACAGCATTGCGAGTATTCTTTAACAACACATTTAGGCTCTGCCAAGTGCAGATGGTGTGCTTGCAACCAAATTCCTTACGGTCGCCATAAAACACACCCACGTCCAGTTGCATATTACGGTAGTCCTTTTCCGTTTGCGTGACTAGACTTTTGTTGGGTACAATTACTATACTACGTCCGTATTGTTCAACACGTTCGCTTAGGCTTGCGGTCATAATTGTTTTGCCAGCACCCGTGGCAACTTCTTGCAAGCACTGTGGATTGTTTAGGAAGCCGTTGATGATATCCACCTGATAGTCACGCAACACAATGGGCGTGCCTGCGGCTGGGTGTTTGTCTGGCCACATGATATCACTGTATGCATCTTCCGCAACAGCTTCAAACTCAAAGTTTGTTCTGTATTCACGCAGATCCTCCAGTTCAATGTCATAGCCTTCGTCGTCCAGGATAGGAATGATGTCTGGCAGTAGGTTAACAAATGTACTACCTCCCATTTGAAAATAGCTGACCTTGCCGTCCCAACGTCCAAGACGCACCGCGGGCAAGTAGCGAGCATAGGGCACATCATACTTGAACTTATTCACCAGCTTCTTGCGAGTGTTTAGATCAAGTCCTTCAATTTTTACATTGACTTCGTCTTTAACAATTAATGTTGCTTGTTTCACTAGTAGGTGTATATCCAAAAGTTTCTATGCATTCTTTCTTTATGTGTTCAGGCAAGTCATGGAAATCACTTTCACGCTTGCATTCTGGCCATGAGGGGTCTTTTACTCCATTGTAAAATAGATAAAATTCATAGTCTGATTGCTTAAAATTAAGTTGATGTTCATATCTTCCGTGAGTAGGTAGTATTTGTTCAAGCGATTCAACTTCAATTTTGTTCTTTGCTTTGAACTGTAACAATTTATTTAAATTTGTTTCGTAGTGCTCTTTAAGCACATTATAATTTTTTTGAGCCTGAAGTCTGTATGTTTTGGCAAGATCATTTTCAAGAAAATATCGTGTATTTGCTACTATAGCATTTAACCGATCTTCAGTATCTTCAATACTGTCATAATCAGAAAAAGGCAGATTTTCTGTAAATGTGTAGAACCCCATCTCCTCAAGTTGTTTCAGGTGTCCGACCTCTGCGGCAATTATAAATGGGTGTTGATTGATTATAGCCATCCATGTTTTTTCTGATATAAAAGGAATGTGGTTTTGTTTGTTTACAAACTCAGTTTCTGAAATCAAACTAAAATCCGTTCTAGAAAATAATTTTATGTCATAAGGGATAGCGTTTAGTTCCCTTGACGAGATTAGGTAGTCGTCTGGTGAATGATTCCAATTTTTAATGAACTGGTCAACTTCTTCGTGTGTCATCTCAGGAACATGACACTGTATTTTTTCCAGGTTACTATCATCAGGATAGCCAAGACTATAAGTAGCATGATCAATTAGTCCGCAATCCACTATTTTTTTAAATAATCGTATCCTGTTTACTCTCTCCAATTTCCAGTTTAGATAAAGAAACTTATTTTGTAGTGTGATATTGCTCGAAAAAACACTCCTTACCATAGATTTTTTCATGACAATTATCTGCGTCCATACTCGATATAAGTAGAAGTCTATAAACAGAACATCATCAAAATCAATATCTGTAATCTTATCTTTTATAACTAAGTAATCAGATTTCATTGAAATGTAAAAAATTCTTGTACCTTGTTTGATTTTTTTAAGGTGCGGTACAAGTTTTTTTAATTGTATTATCTCCTCAGGAGATTGTCTCTCTCGTGCTGTTGATACGATGAGGTCAATTTCTTCTTTGTATTGTAAATGTATTTTTTCAGCAAGGACTAAACCATCATCCACAGACTCAATTAAATCAATGAAAACAACTGTGCGCAAAATCTTTATCCTTTGTTTTGATACATTATATATGATTATCCAGGAGTGCAAAAGAGCAAATGGATAAAAAAATGGGCGGAGTGTTGCCACTACCGCCCTAAGAAACAAGTCGTCCAGGAGCTAGACTGTGAAATGACGACTTGCGTTACGCACGATACATTACTGTATTTTCAGCTAACTCTCTCCAGTTCGTGGAGACT